AGTGACCTCCACATATTGGACAATTTTTCATAATTTTATTTTTTATCAATTTGTTTTAATTTATTTATAGCCCAGTTAATTCCTGCGCTGCCTCCCCATGCGTCCCACATTAAACCACCGCAACCCTCAGAGTAAGGGACGTCTTTATTTTGTTGATGCCTTTTAAAAGAAGCCATTCTAGCAATTGTAGACCTAGATAGTTTTTCGCCGTTTGCTAGCTGTCTTGCTCTTGTCCACCCGACTTGAGTGCCGCAAGAACTGCCGTTTTTTTCTTTATAAGCAATTGCCCTTTTAGCGTTACTTCTAGCACCTTTAGGGTAATCATTATAAGTTTCCAGTTCAGTTTCTATAATGTCTTCTAACTCTAATAACAATAATAAATCTTCTAATTTATCCATTATTTATTTTTTATTTTCGTGTATTTTTCTACTCCACGTGATCCAAAATAAGCAGCAATTATAATGCTTAAAACATTAGATATATCAGCTAGTGAATATTCTAAAAACCAACCTACAACATAAGCTAAACTAAAGAAAATTAATGTTAAAGGTCTAACGTTTTTACTTAGCCAACTATCGCTTGTCATGTCGCTTTGCCACCTTTTACTGACTTCTTGCAGCTCTATAGAGTCCATTTCAAGTAGTTTTAAAGCACGTTCTTTGTCGG